AGTCTCGGCCACGCTGCGCCAGTGATTCGGTTTCCGTCTGCAGTCCGGCCTCAATTGCCAAGATGTCTGCTTTGACTTCTTTTTCTGGGTCAACCCATGGCCAGCCGGGCGGAATCCACTGATGCTGCAGGAAGTGTGCCCGGTTCTGCTCGTAGTTCAGGATGTCCACCAGATTGCCAAACGCCCCTTGATAGACGCACTGGTCAATGAACACCGCCCACGTCGGCCGCAGTTGGCTGCGAATCATGTTGTGCTGCCACACCTTGAACGTCACACGGCCATCAATCAGGGCCAGTCGTCCACCGCTGAAATTGTTGGTAAATTCCTTGCACAGCAACTCGTACGGGTACCGCAGGGCGGCCGCGATGCCGTGGAGGGCCCACTGCATGTAAGGTGCCAGCGTTGTGCCTGGGCGTGCCGGGTCACTGAAGACGATGTCTTCCCCTTCGCTCAGGTACTGAATGGAGGCCGGCGACAGGTCCTCAAGGTCGCTGCGTTTGCGGGTTGTTTCGGCAATCAATACGGGGTCGGTGACGCCTTTGACAAACGCGGAGTGACAGGCTGCCACCTGCTCACTGGTCAGGTGTGCGTGTGCGAAGTCTTTCAGGTCTTTCAGTCGCCCCATGGCGGGGGACAGCCACGGCACGCCACGCAGTTGACCGGGGAACACTTCCTCAAAACTGTGCAGTAGCCGTTCTTTGCCGATCAGGTCTTCATGCTGGTCTGCCTCATGCGAGTCATTCGGATGACCACGCCGCACCCAGTAACCTGCCGCGCGGTTCCTGCTGTCCAACTCGATGCCAAGCCGCCGGCGCCCACGTCTCTGATGGACCGCAACATACGGGATTCGCTGCGGATTGATGACCTGCGTGAGTAGTGTGACGGGGCTGCCCGGCTGCTCATCGTCCGAGTGTGCCAGATAGCTTTCGCCGTAGATGCCGTTTGACCGCTCCAGCTGCCGCTGCTGGCTGTCAAAGTTTGTGGCCTCGGACCACTGCGCAAACAGCCGCTCCGCCGTGACGTTGAACTGCTCAGCCTGTGCAGGCGTAACTACGCCCCGTTTGGGCTGCACGCGAGACTGTGGACGTATGCCCGTGCCCACCACGTTGTCCACCCGCCCATTGATGGCAGAGGCCGCGTAAACGTCGTTCCGGTACAGGTCCAGCGCCCTGTCAACCAGCGTCTCCAGTTCGCACTGCAACTGGTCATTGCTGGAGAGTTTGGAAACCAGCCACCGCTCACCCCTCAGACGGTCATCATCCGCCGCCTCATACGCTGCGAATCGCTCACTGAGGTGCATCCGCATGACGTGGTCAACCCGCGCTTTAACACGGCTGGATGACAGCGATGGAGACAGCACCCCAATCCAGCGGTCCAACCGCGTGGGGGATTGTGCCTGGCGAATCTGGTCAGCGAGGTCAGTCACCACTGCATCCTCACTCGGTTTCGCGCGGCAGACAGACCGCCCTCGGCTTGTTTCCTTAGGTCGGCAATCCGGGCGTCCAACTCAGCCAGCCACGTTGAGGTGGCCTCACGCTGGACCGTCTGGCCATCAAGGCCTGTAACGGTTACAGGCGCACCGCTCCCCAGACAAGTCTCAACGTTGTCGCGGACTTCCAATAGGTGGTCAAGTCGTTCTGATGCAGAGCGTGCCATGCCCACATCTTTGGGCACGTCCCCGCTACACTACAGGCCCGGTTTACATTCATCTGTAAACGCGGAAGCAAATGGAAGGAATTTGGGAACAAACCCGGAAGCAATCAGCACTTGCTTCCACACTGAGTGCAACGCCACCCGCCCACCTTCACTGACAACAAAATCCAAATCGGAATCCAAATTCCAGCCGTCACAATCGCGAGCAGGAGGTGAAGGATGTGGTTGGTGCCCTTCCGCTCTGCCATGACACGTGTGCCGCAAAATTTACACTTCCGCCCTGTTTTCTGTGTTGCCATTGTTCGGCCCGATGGTGACTTTGTGGGAATGTCCGGCGCTACAATACCGGTATTGGACTTTGATGCCACCAATGGTGGGACTGCTTCCCGCACGCGCAAACCGGCCACACACTGGGCACATTCCGCCCCCCTCGATTTGATGGGAGCAATGACGGGTCGTTTTCTGCGTATATTTCGGGGTTTGGAGCGGCTTCAACGGTTTCTCCTCACAAATGGTTTAGCTTTTTTGCCCGAAATCACAGTTTTTTCAGACTCCTGTTCCGCCTGTTTTTGAGCCCGTTCCATCTCAAAATCATGGACCGACAGCCCAACAAACGACATATAGGCCGCGTCAAACAGGTGGTTGCGGCTGAACGTCTTCACCCACTTGCGGGTGTTCCCTTTGCCCGCCTCAAAAGAGATAACCTCCTTTTCCGCCGTCAATTGCTTCGCGACCTCCAGTCGGCCGTCCGGTTTGTCCGTCTTTGGCAGCAGCAATGCCGCAGATGAATCTGCCGGACAACTCAGGGCCTGATGCACTCTTCGTTTCCAGTGGTCAGCATTGTTCTGCAATTCCCTGAACCGCTTCGCTCCACGTGTCAGAATCACATCGTGCCAACCCTCGCCGATGTGGTGCATTTTGCGGTTCTTGTCCGGGGCTGAGTATCTACTGCCCACATGCTGCTGGAACCCGAAACCCTGAGCCCGGCGCCACACTTGATTCTCTGCCACCACGTCTCTGATGGTGTCCGTTTCCCACCCCGTGTCAATCAGCACGATGGACACAGACCGCCGGTCATTGGTGCCCTCCACCTCCCATCCGTGGTCAAATTTCTCCATGAGTTCACGGGCCGCCTGACGCAGTGCCATCGGCAAATCCCCAGCCAGTTCCTTGTGAACCAACTGGAACCCATAATCGATGCACAGCGGCTGCCCATTCTCCCGCCGGCCTGTCACCCACCAGTCCAGCTGCCTGTCCCTCACGTCCACGCCAGCAGACAAAACCCGCACATCACTGGGCATCACGCCACGGCGCCACTCACTCTGACGGTGCATAATCACCTTGAAGTCCAGCGGCTCAACCTGCTCCTCCTTCGCTTTGGCAGGCAAACACCACGACCACTGCAGCAACTCCTTTTCTGCGTTCTCCTGGTCGACTTCCTTGAACCGTGCCCGCCATTCGTCCAGCCCTACGATTCCAGCGGTGGCAAACGTGTTCGTCGCTGCCGAATACCGAAAACCACACGTCCGGGTTTTCTCAATCGCCCCTGTGACTGTCCCGTCTGAATCCACCTCCTGCCCGCGGTGCCTCAACCTGGCCTTCTGCAGCTGCTTGTGGCGGGTCTTGTCGTCAAACAGGATGCCGCACTTGGGACACGCCCACCGTGAAAGTGTTTCCGCCTCATCCTCATCCTTTGCGTCCTGCCACCCAATCAGGTTGTCCCGCTGAATCGTGATGTACTCGTCACACGCATGGCACGGGAAGCAAACCTCGCCAGCAGACCCGTTGAACCACTCCTGCCAGATGCGGCCCACCTCGGTTGTCACGGTCGATTCAAGGTAAACCCGGGCCTGCCCACTGGCCCTGTACGCACGCACACGGCCTTCCATCTGCTTCAGTTTCGTGGCCTCGTCAGACTTCCCACCAACCGTGTCCAGGTGGCTCACTTCCGTACAGACCAGCACTGGCCCCGTGATACCCGCTCGCTTCTCATCGCCACCGCCCGCCGTGATGAACTTCAGCGAGGTGCCATTCGTGAACTGAATGAGCTCCGGCGTGCCACCTTTCGCCCCCGCGCCCTTCTTGGGCAAAAACCGACCATACTGGCTGGCCTCGATCGCCGGCTTGATGTCCAGTTTCCATTTGTCGTTCGCCATATCCATGGACGGCAGACCAAACAGCACGGTCTGCTGCCGCTCGAACAAGTGATACATGATGGGGATGACCACAAATGCCAGCGTCTTCCCCGACTGCTGCGGCCCCGTGCAGGCGTATCTGTGCCACCGGCCGGAATCCACCTCATTGAAAAACAGACCGTGGGCAGGCTGTCGCGATATCCGGAAACGCTGCCCGATGAACGGACCATCCGGCAGAATGACCTCCGTTTCCGCAAACTCCCCCATCTTGCGATAGGGGCGGACAGTGGCATAGCTTTGATAGGCACGCGACAGGGCCTCCGCTCCCGTCAGCGCGTAGTCAGTCCAGTTCGTCTGACCGATCGGAATCATCGCATCCATACAGCCGCTCCAGTCCCGTGAGAACCTCCTGATTGGCCTCCGCTATCATCTGAAACATGTCCTCATCGCCCATCCGTTTGGCATGCTCAGCCACCCGCCGCCAAGGCGCGAACACCGCCGCCGCTGACTCGTTGAAATCATTCAGCTTCACCACGTGCCCCCGCAGTTCCGCCAGCTTGATTTCCTCCTGTTGAGCCCGTGCGAGCCTGTACCGCTCCAGCCCCTCTGTGCCGTCACCCGTCAGCAACTCATCCTCTGAACCCGGCGGCACCGTTCGCTGCTGCTGTGGGTTCTTCTGACGCTCCCGTTTGTCCCACCAGAGGCAGAACGCATAAATTTGGGCCTCTGCTTTGTCGTCAAACTCCGGGCAGTCCGGCTCGTGCTTCACCTTGCTGACCGTGCCCGCATGAACTCCCAAAATCCTCCCGATTTCTGACTGATTTGCTCGCTTTCGGTATCCCATTTGCCGTGTCACGCAGTTTTCGGTTTTGTGCGAAAAAAAGTTTAGGGCTCCCCTCTTATT